AGGATCTGTAGGATCCGTAACAGTAGATGCTGGCGCTGGAGTTAATGTTTCTGGAGTGTCTGCAACTATTTCGATAGGTCAAGTAGGATTAACCTCATGGCAAGAAATAGATCCAGGAGTAAATAATGTATGGTCGGATGTTGATTTGGCTGCATGATTATAGTAAAATAAACACAATTAAGGAGATAAAATTTTATGGCATCAAGTTTTTCAACAGATTTAAAATTAGAACTTATGGTCACTGGCGAAAATGCCGGTACATGGGGAGATAATACAAATAACAATTTAAATTTGGTTCAACAAGCAATAGCAGGATTTGAATCAATAGCACTTACCGATGGTGGAACTGTCACTCTTGAAATGACAGATAAAACTATTTCAACTGCAAGAAATATGGTAATTAAATTTACTGGAACTTTAACTTCAGCATCAATAGTTACTGTTCCAGATTCAATTGAAAAATTTTACATATTTGATTTATCAGCAGTTACTGGTGTAACAAATTTAACAATCAATACAGTTTCAGGAACTGGTTTCACTGCAGGTGAAGCAAAAATAGTTGCTGCGTACACAGATGGAACAAATTTAAATGAAATAGCATTAGATACTTTAGGTGGAACTATTGGTACAGCACAAATTGCTGATGCTGCAGTAACTACTGCAAAAATTGCTGATAATGCAGTACTTACTGCAAAAATTTCAAATGCAAATGTAACCACTGCAAAAATTGCTGATAATGCAATTACTACTGCAAAGATAAGTGCATTACAGGTTACTCAAGCAAAAATTGCAAATGATGCTGTTGGCCCAGATCAACTTTCAAACACTGCAGTTACTGCAGGTTCTTATGACTTAGCATCAATTACTGTTGATGCTCAAGGTAGATTAACTGCTGCATCAGCAGGAAGTGCAGGTGGTGGAAGCATGGTTTTAACTCTTGCTGCTTCAGGTGAAACAGGAACTTTTACAGCTAACCCTGCGACAACAAATTTACATGTCATTGGTGTAGGAGGCGGTGGAGGCGGTGGAGCTTCTGGTATGCATCCTAATAAAGGAAGCGGAGGAGCGGGTGCTTTTGGTTTTGCAGAAGTTACTGTTTCAAATCCTTATTCTGTTCCTTATAGAGCTGGAACTGGCGGAGGACCTTCAATGCAAGTTCACGGACAGTCGGGTCAAAGTTCATTCGTTGGCTCACCAGCAGATGTTACATTTGGTGGTGGAGGTGGAGGTATGTATCCAGGTACTGGTAGCCAAGGTAGTACCAGTTCAGGCCCAGCGGGAACATTATACGCAAACACAAATCCAGGTTCGATGCCAACTATGACAGGATTATATTTTGGACCTTCTGCTCCAGGTTCAGGTGGTAGAACTGGTGGATCTGGTGGATTATTAATATTTGAAAATATAGGAAGTTAATATGGCGTACGTAATTTTTGATAATGATGCTCCTGCAGGGAGTACTCAAAGTAGAATAGCAGCAGATGCATCTGCAAGAGATAAAGTAATGCCACCAAATATGGCACAGTTTCACACAGTTTATGATATTTCAGATGATGAATATAATGCTTTAAGACTTAGTACTAAATTTTGTACACACGATGGAACTAATATTACATTTGAAGATAAAACTCCTCCTCTAGAGGGTACTCCTGCGGTACCTTTAACGGAAGCACTGATAGTACAAGAAGTAAGTGCTTACACGGACGCAATTAGAAAACATTTTGAGTCGTGGGATCCAAGCAACACTACAAGAACGGATTGGTTGAACTACGCAGATACAGTAGATAATTATGATTATTCTACTTTTTCTGCAACAAGCGTCAATGAAATTATTGAATCTAAAGGTACGACATTTAGAAGTCTAGCAGAGAGACCTCAAAAAGTAAGAAATTAAGTTTACAAAAATTTATATCTGTTGTATATAATAGATTAATGGAAGACTTTATTCATATTGAACCAACGCCTTTACCTTTAAAAGATTTACAACAATTAATTAAATACTCTAACACATTAAATTTTGATAAAGCTAAAGTTGCCACCAATTATGAATCTAAAAACACAGATTTAGATATAAGAAATGTTGGGAGCTATCACATAGGTGAAAATAGTTTTTTAATGTCTGATGTTTTTTGGGCAAATTACTTGGAATTTGTATGCAGAAAAACTTTAGTTAAATATTATAAAAAATTTAATAATATTTTTAGTATTAAAAATTTTGATACTTTTGAAATATTAAAATATAATGAAGGTCATAAATTTAATTTTCACATTGACCATGGTCCTCTTGTGCCAAGAACCTTAAGTTTTATTTTTTTCTTAAACGATGATTATGAGGGTGGAGATTTAATTTTTCATGGTAAAGATAAAAAATTAAAAATTAAAAAAGAATCAAATCAATTAGTAATATTTCCTAGTAATTTTATGTTTCCTCATGAAGTTACTCCAATAACTAAAGGTACACGACTTTCGGTAGTAGCATGGGCATTATAAGAAAAGATTTTAGATATAAAGTGATTAAAAATCTTCTTTCAAAAAATGAAAGAGAATTACTAAAACATTATTTTAGATTGAGACATAGATCTAATAAACATTTTTTTGACGACCCAATAATAGATAAAACTAATCCAAATTTTTATGCAGATCTATTAACAGAAGCATTACTTATTTCAAAACAAAAAATTATTGAAGAAAATTGTGGGTTAGAACTTTTTCCAACATATTCTTTTTGGAGAATGTATACTAAAGGGTCTTCATTAAATAAACACAAAGATAGAGATTCATGTGAAATTTCATGTACTATAGCAGTAGATTCAGATTTAAACGAACCATGGCCTATAATTATTAATGATAAAGAAATAAATTTGGATCTAGGTGATGGGATTATATATTTAGGAATAGAGGATTCTCATGAAAGAAAACAATTAAACAGAGATTATTATTCTCAATGTTTTTTACATTATGTTGATAAAAATGGTCTTTACAAAGATTATAAATTAGATAAAAGAAAAAGGTTAGGGGTACAAAAATGAAAATAGCACAAAATAATGATGGAAGTATTGATATCTCGTTTAGCGACAAAGATCTTGAAGCCTGTAAAAACAATAATAATACTATACATTTAGATCAAGAGAAGACAAAGCATTGTTTGAATATATTAGTACACTTTGCAAGTATTGTTTATAAAAAACTTCCAGAAAAGTTTAAGAAAATAATGACTGAACCAGATCATCCTTTAATTGGAAGAGAAAAATAACAAGTATCTTACTCTTAACCTTTTTTTTTGGTATAATATTATAATATTATGCCTTTAACAAATGTACAAATACAACCGGGTTTTAACAAGCAAGTTACTGAAACAGGGGCTGAAGGACAGTGGACTAATGGTGATTTTGTTAGATTTAGATACGGTCTTCCTGAAAAAATAGGTGGTTGGACAGAAATACTTAATAAAACTTTAGTAGGTGCAGCACGGGATCAGTTTATATGGGCCGATTTAGATGGAAGAAGATATGCTGCAATAGGAACTAATAAACTTTTGGTCATATATTATGAAGGTGCTTTTTATGACATTACACCATTAGGAACATCTTTAACTAGTTGTACATTTGATACAACAAATACATCTTTGACTGTTACTGTAAATAAATCTGCTCATGCCTTAGAACCAGGCGATCTTTTTACTTTTACATCTGTTACTCCTCCAGTTGGAGCTGGATATGTTGCTTCGGATTTTGAAACAAATACTTTTCAAGTGGTTACTGTTCCAGACAGTGATACTTTTACAATAACAATGGCTGCTGCAGCACAAACCACCGTTAGTGCAAGTGGTGCGGCTACAGTTAATCCTTATGTTAAACCAGGCTCTTTAGGATTTACTTATGGATTTGGTTTTGGCACAGGACTATGGGGAGGTGGACAACAAGTTTTTGGAACTCTTAATGGAGCGTTGTTAGATGATAATAACGGTACAGGAGGTACAGGAACCTCTATAACGCTTGCATCAACTACAGGGTTTCCTTCTTCTGGAACAATAAAAGTTGGTGCAGAGTTTATTTCTTATACTGGTATATCAACAAATGATTTGACTGGTATTACAAGAGGTGCTGCAGGAACAAGATCGGCACATGCAAACGGAGCTGGTGTAGAAATATTTACTGGATGGGGTGATGCTTCATTGTCACAAACTTTGACCATTGATCCTGCATCTTGGTCCTTAGATAACTTTGGTGAAAAATTAATTGCAAC